CTGAGAACATCTTCCCATGTTTCGCAGGCTTCTACTTCCTTAACCAAAGACATTTCTTCGGCAGAGAATTGAATGTCAAGAATTGTACCTACTTTGAAAAAGATATTAAGACGGTCAATAAACGACAATGTGTTAACGTCACGGTCTTGCAAACCGAAAAAATCACGGTCAATTAGCTCTTTGTATGCTTTGACAAAAGACACACGAATGCCTGGATATTTACGTTTGATTTTCTTTTCGATACGGGCATCTTCTACAACATTCAAGAAGCCTTTGTAATTTGCACCACGGCCAGAAACGGCATCATGCCAGCCTTCGGCAGGAGTATAGAGAGCGTGGCCAACTTCGTGACCCATCAGCAGGTCATAAAGAGAGCCAGACATATCTTTCCAGATAGGACAGTACAGAACACGATTCTTAGGGTCGAATCGAGCTGTACTGATTTTTTGGTGTTCGATGGTCAAATTCTCGGTAGCGAGCAACTTGGCCAATTGAGATTTTGATTCTACGGTGAATGACATAGTTTACCTTATCACGTTATATGGTGGTATTATACAGGTTTCCATGCAATTGTCAAGCCCTTCGGTAAGCTGTTGATTTTAAACGGCTTTTTCGGATGTACTACTTTTGTTTGCATATTACCACTCATCATTCCACTAGTATAACATGGGTAAATCAAATTGTCAAGGCAAAAAAAAGACCTGTTGTATTTCTACAACAGGTCGCATATGGAGCGGTGTCACTGCTTTGCTCAGGTAACATCAGGGGGAACCCAATATCGTGCTATCACTCACCGCATATAATTATATATCCATTTTATCTGCCAACTTGAGGCAAATATTTAGCTTTCGTTTCTTCCCAGTCAAGGTAAATTAAGTCATCATAGAACAATGTTTCATGTGATACCTTGTCCTTCTTTTTCAAAAAGCCGATTCGGCCTCTAGCATGTTTCTCTTTCCAAATTTGAACCAATGATTCATAACTTGTATCGAAAGCTTTGACCAGTTCATGTTCTTTGATTTCGCCACGCAAGAATTCATAGGAGTTAGTATATAAGGGGCTAAAGTATATACCACGGGCATGTTCAGAACGAATCAACTCTTTCGGCACACCTAATTTAGAATAAGCAAATGCCAGAGACCGGTTTTTGTGGTCACGCTTGTGTGGTTGACCACTTGGTTTCTTCGCAATATACCATTCAAAGTATTTGCGAGTATGATTCTTTTTCAACCATTCACGAATCATATAACGAGTATCACGATTAGGTTCAAAAGAAACTGAACCGCTTGTAAAACCCATCGGCAACCAATGGTCAAGGTTGTCATATTGAGACAGACCGTTGGCCTTGGTTTTTCCGTACAGTGAAGTAGTTGTCACACCAACTAGTGTATCACCATACTGTTTCTTCCACAATCTCTGAACTTCATCAGATAGGCACAACAATGCAAGCAGTTTGCCACCGACATAATTGTAACCAAGTGGTTGAAACGGAACAATAGTTGAACCAATGGCAGTGTGATTAATCATACCGCCAGTCGTTTTCAAATCACGAGCCCAACCAATCTTATCATCACGTGGAGTCAAGTCAAGAAAGTCTGATGAGATACAAATCACACCAAGATACTTACCTGTCTTGTTGTCTTTAACGATAAAGTTTAGATTTCGACCAATGTTACTATTGTTCTTCATTGTTGAAATAAAGGTTCGAATTGTATTCCACTTTTCTGGCAACTCTTTATTTCGTTTCACATCAACCTTTACCTCTGTACCATCAATTGCCAATTTGGTTAAAGAACCAGAATCGTCAGTGTATTCAAGTACAGGTTCGAGATTCGCATAGTCATCTGGACTTTCGGGAATCCAGATGTTTGATTTGACCTCATCGACCATGAGTTTCTGTGTAGGGTCTTGAAGAAAAACTTCTTCGTCACCAAAAACAGTCATGTTACGGACAGTAGGATATTTCTCATGCACTTCACACCACTTCTGATACAAAGTGTATTCTTTAACATCCATAGCAGAAACAAATGTTAGGTCTTTAACGACCTGTTCACGCAGTTGGCCTTCGTCAATGTCCTGAAATTCAAGACCTGAATCTTGCCATTTCTGCCATTGTGTTTCTACATCGTCTTTAGGGTCAAATGCGTATGCCATGCTTTTTCTGTGCTCTTGTAATCTTCTTAATCAATTTTTGTTGTTTTTGCTTTGCTAATTGTAACGCAGCAGGACCAACTTTTGAGGTAAAGGTGATACCATTCAGGTGGTCAAGTTCATGTTGGAAACATTGGGCAGTTACACCATCCATGGTGAGTTCTTTCTTTTGTCCCATCTCATCAAAATATTCAACCTGAATTGATGTGTGTCGTGGTATTGTAACAAATAGACCTGGATAAGAGAGGCAACCTTCACGTTTCCTATCGATATCTTCCGAGAAGTTTACAATTTTTGGATTGATACAGACCATCTGAAACTGGTCGGTGCCAATAACGAACATTCGTAGAGGCACACCGCACTGATTGGCGGATAGACCTAGACCATTATACATTTTCATGGTTAACTTCAAACGTTCGGCAACTTCCATTACTTCAGTTGAGGTAACATTCTCTATCTCAGGCAGAGCAGTTTTCAACAGTGGAAAATCATCACCATAAACAGGCAATGGAAGAATTTGTTTTGGTGCTGTCTGTTTTAATACTTCACCTGTGTCAATAATTAATTCACTCATTTTGCAATCCTACTAAAATTATTTACTTTCTCAAATCTGATAATACTACGGAACTTATCTTGTAGAATATCACCCTTATGTGAAATCACAAACAGATTCACATCTTCCAACAAATGCAATAGGTTCATCAAATATTCTGTACCGTTTGCATCTAAACTACTGTCAAACACCTCATCGAGAATTAATAGGTTGGTGTTTGATGAATTTTTCAACTTAGCAACTGCTCGCCAAGTCAACATAAGTGCCATGTCGATTCGTTGTTTCTCACCTTCACTGAATGAGGCATAACTAAATTCATCACGGTGTCTAGACTTAATTGTTTCTTTAAAAGATTCATCTAGGTTAAAATTGACAAAGAAGTCCATCGAAGCAAGATACTTGTTTACCAACTTATTGATAACAGGCAAATATTGTTTGATAATCTTAGTCTTGATGCCGGTGTCTTTCAACAAAGCAGATGCGGCATCATAATAAGTTTTCTCATCAATCAACTGTTTCTTTTTGTTTTCCAACTCAGCCAACTTGATTTTCAACTCATCAAGTTTCTGTGTCTCAACATCAAGATTTTCTTTTGTATCTTTTAATTGTTTAATTTGTTTTTGCAATTTACTAATATACTTATTAGTCTCAGTGATAGTTGTGTTTATAGTTGCAATCTTAACTTGTTTAGATTGTATATCTTTCTGAATCTGAGCAATTGCGTTCAACTTCTCTTGTTCAGAATTTAATTTTTGTTCAAGCTCGCTGAGACCATGCTCACATTTTTCGACCTTGTCGGTGAGACCGGTAAGCTCCGTTTCCTTAAACTCCAAGGCAATGGCTTGCCTACATGTTGGACAACTATCATTTGTCTCAAAGAAACGTATATCTCTTTGAAATTTGGATAAGTTGCTTTCAATTTGCGATTCAAGTTTCGTAAGTTGTTTGACCTTACCCTCAATTTCAATCTTACCGGTGACTTGTTCGGTGAGTGTCGAAACATCTTGTGTAAGTCCACCAAGTTCTTCATGTAGGGTTTGTACCACACTATGATTACCTTCAATCTCACTCTCATACTCTTTTACCTTATCATCATTGTTTTGTTTCAATTTAACAATATGATTGTTTTGCAATTCATAATTTTGTTCAGCCAACTCAATGGCAAACTTATTCTCATTTACTTGGTCTTTATTTCTAGAAACCTTTTCTTTGAGAATTGAGTTCATTGTGGAAAAAATTTGGATGTCCAACAAGTCCTCAATAATTGCTCTGCGGTCTGCTGCCGACAATTGCATGAAAGGTACGAACGAAGCCGACCCAAGAATAACGATTTGGGTGAATGACTTGTAGTTCAGTTTCAGAATAAATTTTTCTAGGTAGTCTTGATAGTCACGTACAGCTGCATCTTGATTAATGAGTTCACCGTTACAATAAATCTCAAAGATATTAGGTTTAATGCCACGAATAATCTTGAATGATTTATTGTTTGCATCAAACTCAATTTCCACCACACAATCTTTCTCATTGATGGTATTAATCAACTGAGGCTTAGTAATGTTTCGAAATGCCTTGTTGAACAAAGCAAAACAAAGTGCATCAAGCATAGTTGATTTGCCTGCACCATTACTACCAACAACCAATGTGTTGGAAGATTTATCAAATTGAATTTCTGTGAAATGATTACCTGTACTCAGAAAATTCTTAAAACGTAATTTACGGAAAACAATCATTTAAAATGAGGTCCTGATAACCAGTTAACTAATGATTTTCTAACTCCACTTTCAATAGGAGTTACACGATGCAAAATAAAGGAAGGAAAGAATATCATTCGTCCTCTAGGTTGTTCAAGGGTTCTTTCAAAGTTATCTGTCTTAATTTGGAATTTGCCACCAACATAATCTTCGGGTCTAGACAAAACTAAAATCACAGACATTTTTCTCTGAATAGAAGCGTAAGTTCCCATATGAGTGTCGATGTGAAAATCATACTTGGATTTTTCTGAATCGTAACAGGTGTACTGAAAATCTTCATAACTTGTAAGATTCATATTATAGAATCCATCATTCATCATTAGTGCTACTTGATGAAACCTATCAATCCATGGCGCAGTTTCATCGTTACGATGTACCCATGCTATGTTGGTTTTTCGAATATTGTTATCGAACTTTTTATCAACAGTATTATTCGATTGAATACCTGCTTC